GTACATGGGATTCATCCACCCGGACGTTTCCTATGACCTCCGTTCAGAAACCGGCGCAGCAGCATGGCGTGACCCACACGTCTATGTTGACACCGACATGATTTACAACGGTGAGATCGGTGCCTTTGAGGGTGTCCGCTTTGTTGAGACACCACGCGCACCTATCTTTGCTGACGCATCAGACGGAGCCGGTTCAGCCGGTGACATCGATGTGTACGCAACGATGATTATGGGCCGTCAGGCTCTCGCAAAGGCACACTCAATCGTTGATGGTAACGGTTCGCTTCCAAAGATTGTCCGTGGTCCTATCACTGACACCCTTGAGCGTTTCCGTCCAATCGGTTGGTACTGGCTCGGCGGTTACGGTCGCTTCCGTGAGGCAAGCCTCCGTCGTATCGAGTCATCGTCAAGCATCGGCGCAAACAGCTGATCTGATTGACCCCCAAGCGTTGCCCCCTGCTTCGGCGGGGGGCTTCGCTGTTTCTGGGGTGCTATTATTGAGGGACGTTCGCATTGGAGCATTAGATGAGCATTAGTAATTATCTTGAAGACAAGTTGTTGGACACGTTACGCAACCAGTCGTTTGCTGTGGCTACCGTGTATGCACAGTTGCATACTGGTGATCCTGGTGAGGATGGTACGTCTAGCGTTGCGACTGAATCTTCCCGTAAGTCGTTGACGTGGGCTGCTTCTTCTGGGGGTTCTATGGCTACGTCGGCTGCGGCTTCTTGGGTGAGTGTTGCGGCAACAGAAACGTTGACTCATTTCTCTTTGTGGGATGCGTCTACTGCCGGTAATTGTTTGTTCTCAGGTTCGTTGTCTGCGTCTGCATCGGTTGTTGCTGGTGACAACTTCGATCTTGACACGGTGACGTTGACGCTTGACTGACGGTGGTGACGGATGACTGTCCGTAATGCCACTCTTATTGATTACACCAGTTCGTTTACTGGTGGCCCCGGTTTTTACCGTGGTGTTGTTGTCGCGTCTGGGTCTGCTTCTGGCACAGGTTCTGGTTCTGCTGATTCGACTGTTATTTCTCGTCGTGATGGTTCGGCTAGCGGCACGGGTTCTGGTTCTGCTACTTCGACAGTTACATCTCGCCGGTCTGGTTCCGGTTCTGGTTCCGGTTCCGGGACTGCTACTTCGACAGTTGTTTCTCGTCGCACAGGTTCTGCGTCTGGGGCTGGCACAGCGTCTGCTGACTCTACAGTTATTTCTCGTAGGACTGGCACAGCGTCTGGAGCTGGCACAGGCACAGCAGATCGTACTGTCATATCTAAACGGACTGGTACAGCGTCTGGCACGGGTTCGTCCACTGTTGTTGAGACAGTTATTTCCCGGCGGATTGGTTCTGCGTCAGGTTCCGGTTCCGGTACTGCTATTGGCCGAATCAAATACATCCGTACAGGTTCTTCTGCCGGTACATCTACAGCGACCGCCGATTGGACTAAGAGTTTTATTTTCCGGCCACCAGTAGAAGCAAATTTTGTTTGGGCGAACTATCATTCAGCAACACCAGCAAACCGTTTGTTTTCCCGTTTAGAACAGGGAGAGCGTCGTTTGAACGTCTACAAGTTGAGTGATGGTACTTACACTTCGATTGATCCACGCAACGACAACCTTGTCGTCAAAACATATTTCGGTTCGCACAACAACATTGTGACCGCAGAAGAAAAAGCAGACTTGATCGCAGCCGGATACGAGGTAACCTGATGGCAACGTTCACACCACCTACCGACAATCTTCATCACTTCTCAGATTTTGATGTGGATATCCCGTGGAATGAAGAGCAACGGTTAGCGTTCCGATTCCTACAGCATTACCGGCCAAACCCTCGTGGCCGCAACATCTACAAACTCACTGACGGCTCTTACGTTGAGAACGAACCGTCAGATATGTCAACAGTTATCCACACCTATCAAGGAGGTCACGACCATGAAGTTTCCGCAACCGAAGCGGCAGCTCTTACTACCGCAGGCTACGGCGACTATATTTCGTGACTATGAAGCATCGTGAAGTACATCCAACGCTTGACGTGGAAGGCTGTTTCGGTTGTCGGATTGCGGGCGTTTCGTTCGCAGCGTCATCCATGCCGTCCAGAAAGATACAGTCCAATCAGATTGAAGCCACAGAACGTCAATGGTCTAAAGACATGGATGCCTATAAGCGGCTCAAGCAGGACGGTTTGCAGCCAGCCAAAATTGATGGGGCAAGAGAGATTGAGCAGAAAGCAGTCCACCGTTCTCAGGTAGAGACTGGGATTCTGTAGTACAATTACGGCATGGCTGTGTATCAAGGCAAGAACGTGGAGTTGGATTCTCCTCGTCGTATCCGTAAGGGTGAGCCTGGTTATGGTCGTAAGAAGTCTGTCGTGTATGTAAAGGACGGGTCGAAGGTCAAGAAAGTCATGTTTGGTGATCCGAACATGAAGATCAAGAAGCAAGATCCTGCCCGCAAAAAGTCGTTTGATGCACGCCATAACTGTGACAGTCCGGGTCCGAAAACTCAGGCACGATACTGGAGTTGTAAGGCGTGGTAGCGAAGAAAGCGTTTTGGGATAAGCCAAGCCCCGTCAAGAAATCTAAAGGTTTGTCTGATGTCCAGAAGAAAGCTGCGAAAGCGCGTGCTGCGAGGGCTGGCCGTCCATATCCGAACCTAGTTGATAATGCTTGGGCATCAAGAAAGAAGAAGTGACATGGCACATTACGGTGGCGTATACATGAAGAAGAGCGGCGGCAAGTCCGCCCAGTCGAACGGTCCCGGTTCTAAGTCTTTCGGTCCTGCCTTGTCTACAGCCGAGTCAAAAGTGAAGAAGGGCAAGAAACGCTGATGCCGATGAAAAAGAAGAAAGCTCCCGCTGGCTACCATTACATGCCTAACGGCAAGTTGATGAAAGATTCGGCGCATAAAGGTTCGGGTAAGAAGAAGAAGTGACTACAGCAGGTCAACTTATTGACCGTGTTGCCTCAGAGTTGTTGGCAGGGACGGTAGAGGAACGCAACAAGATTGCGTCGGACATCAACGCGTCCGCTACTTCGGTGACGTTCAAATACGGTTTGGGCGGGTTGCGCGAACAGACCGTGTTTGAGGTTGGTTCGGAACAGATGTACATTTGGTCTGTCAACACGTCTTCTAAGACTGCTGAAGTGGAACGTGGTTTCAATGGGACTACTGCTGCTTCTCATACTGCTGATTCGGTTGTGTTGGTGAATCCTCGGTTCCCTCGGCATCGTGTTTTGAACCAGTTGAACGCTGAACTTACAGATCTGTCATCCCCGTTGAACGGTTTGTTCCAAGTGAAAACTGTGGACATCGCCTATAACGGTAGTGACCGTATGGTGAACATCACGGGGGCGACCGATATCCAAAACCTGATTGATGTCCGTTACCGTTATCTGTCTGACGACTATCCGATTATTCGTGATGTCCGCCTGCTGTCTGATATGCCGACCTCTGATTTTGCGTCAGGGTTCGCATTAGCGTTCGATTCGTATGTCCGGTCAGGCACAATCCGTGTCGTGTATCGCGCACCGTACACTTCGTTCTCCACAGAATCAGACACTGTTGCTGGTGTCGGTGGTTCCGACTATTTGGATGATGTGTTGGCGATAGGCGCACAGATCCGCATGATGGCTGGCCGTGAAGTGAAACGTAACTTCACCGAGTCGCAGGGTGATACCCGTCGAGCTGAGGAAGTTCCGTCGGGCGGTGTCGCTAATTCTATGTTGCAGTTGCAACGGTTGCGTCGTGACCGTGTGATGGCTGAAGCTGCCAGGTTGAATCGTCAGTATCCGTTACGAATCAGAAAGTGACCCTAGATGGCTGGGACACTTATTGATTTTACGACAGCGTATACGGATGGTCCTTCGTTCTTTACTGGTACGTCGGCTCCTTCTTCGCTTGTTCCAGATATTTTTCCGGTCGCTATTGCTGGCCGTCCGTACATGCTGGATATGGCTTCTGGCCGGTATGGGCGCACGTTTGAGGCACGGTTAAGGGATTCGGTTGACCAGTCGGATATTCCGGGTGAGGCTGCTATTAATCCGCAGGGTTTGTGGAGGCGTGGTCAAACGTCTTGGCATTTCGGTTTCAATCAGAAGTATGGTGATTTGCCTGACAGTAACGTTGAGCGTTTTGAGGCTTCGCTTGGTGTGGATGTTTGGACTGAGGGCGAACTTACGTTGTTGAATGATACGAAGGTGTCGTCGTCTACTACTGGCACGAACCTGTATCTGGCTGTTGTCGGTGACGAGTTGTGGTACACGGATGGTTCTAACATCAAGTACACGGATGATCCGTATGCGGCTTCTCCGACGTGGACAACGATTTCTGGTTCTGGAACTGTTCGGGACATTGTTTCGGTTGGTGCTGACGCATATGTTGTGTTTGCTGGTACTGGTTCAACGCAAGGTGTTCGCAAAGCAACTGGTTCTTCGCACACGTTGGAAGCAACTTCTACAGCGTATGGTGTCGAGTTTGATGCTGTTGGCTATGCGAAAGGCCGGTTGTGTGTCGGGGCGTATGCGTCAAGCAAACTGTGGTTTGACCCGTCGGGCAATAACCCGACCGCAGATTTCACGCATCCTGACAGCAATTTCCGTTGGGTTGGTTTCGCTACCGGACAGAACGCCATCTATTGTGCAGGTTATTCCGGCCAAAAATCGTTGATCTACAAAGTGACCATTCAAGCTGACGGAACTTTGGATGAACCTGTTGTTGCTGCTGAACTGCCGTTCGGTGAACGGATCTACAGTTTGTCTGGCTATCTCGGCTACATCCTGATTGGCACGAACGAGGGTTTGCGATATGCGACCGCTGACGCTAACGCCAACCTTGTGTTGGGTCAAACCATTGAGGGACCGAACCCGATTCTGTGTGCCGACGGATACCAACAGTATGTTTGGGTCGGTGTCACCGACTATACGGCAACAAAAACTGGTATCGGTCGAATTGACCTGTCGAAATATGTTGATGTGAACCTTCCGGCTGCTGCCCCAGATTTGATGTACACAGGGCAGGGCGATGTTCAGGGTGTCGCTACGTTTAACGGCAAACGGGTGTTCACGGTGTCTGGTGTCGGCATGGTCGTTGAGGATGCTGACAATCTTGTTGAGTCTGGCTATGTGGAGACTGGCACTTGGCGTTGGGGTATCCCTGACGAAAAGTTTTTGACGTTCTTCGATTTGGAATATGAACAGTTGAACGGCGAAATTGATGTTGAGTATGCGTATGACGGCGGCAGCTATTCGGTGTTGGGTTCTGCCACATCTCAGGCTTCTACGTTGACAACGTTGACTGGTCCTGATGGCGGGTTCCGGCAAGCAAAGTTTAAAATCACGTTGGATCGTGATGCTGATACAACAACGTTGGGTCCGGTGTTGGCTCGCTGGCAGGCGCGTGCTGTTCCTGCTCCGACTCGTTCAGAACTGTTCCAGATACCGATTTTGTTGCATCATCAGATGAACAGATTTAACCGCGAATATCATTACAATGTCCGGTTTGAGTTAGAGTTTTTGCGTGATCTGATCCATAATCCGAGGGTTGTGAACTTCCAAGAAGGGAACGAAACCTACAAAGTTATGGTGGAGAATGTAGAATGGGTACCTGTAGATAGACCTGACCAAGATTACCGTTTCGAGGGTACTTGTACGGTTACACTTAGAAGCCTTGTGGCGTAAGGATTTTTGATGGCTAAGACAAGACGATCATATGAGGGCGGTGCGCTGAGTACGACCACTACGTCGGCTATCGCTGCTTCTGGCACTACGTCGTTTACGATCACTGCGTATACGGGTTGGCCTTATGGTGCTGACCCGTTTTATGTGGTGGTTCAACCGGGGACTGCTTCTGAAGAAAAGATTTTGGTGACCCGCACGGGGTCTACTGATACGACGATCAATGTTGCGTCTGATGATGAGCGTGGTCAGGATGGTACGTCTGCGGTTTCTCATGCGTCTGGTTCTACGGTGTTCCCGGTGTTCACTGCGGTGGATGCTGATGAGGCGAACGAGTTGACTTCTTCGTGGTCTGCGAAGGGTGATCTTGTTTCGCATGGTACGACGACGTTTGAAACGTTGACGGTTGGCACGAATGATGAGGTGTTGACTGCTGATTCGTCTACGGCTTCTGGTTTGGCGTGGAAGGATACGTTGTCGGTTGCTTCTGCTTCTGTGTCTGGCGATTTGACGGTTGATACTGACACTTTGCATGTTGATTCCACGAATGATCGTGTCGGTATCAACACAGCCAGCCCTGATACGGCACTGCATGTGCTAGGTGATGGTACGCTCGGAAAGTTTTCAGGTACGACTAATCCTCGCATCCAAGTTGTTGCTGACGATGACTCTAATCCTTACATCCTGTTCGGTAACAGTACCGATACTGGTCTTGCAGGTTTGTACTACGATTCTTCTACAGACGATTTTCAGATAAGGGGCTTTAATTTCAATAAGCGTATCAATATTGATTCGTCTGGCAATGTTGATGTGACTACTGGTGAGTTGCGTATCGGCGGCACAGCGGTAGGTGTAAAAACAGCGTTTACGCCTTCATGGATAAACCTAACACCGGGCAACGCAACCGAAACATGGTTTTACACGCGAGTAAACGATCTTGTGTATGTGACGGGGCAAACCGTTTTTGGGTCAACTACTTCCATTGGCGGAACTTTCCGCATTGAATACCCTATTGGCACCTCAAGTAATCTTGGGGAACCAAAAGGTTGGGCGTTTTATCAGGACGACGACACTTCCACAACATACGCCGGTTTCATTCATCCGGCGTTTGCAGGCAATGTTTATTTTGGAACGCTTGACCCGTCAGGAAGTACCTATCTAACTTTAGGGCTGAACAATAATCAGAATCGCCCGTTCACTTGGGCTGTTGACGACAAAATTAGAGCATCATTCGTTTATCAAATCGCATAGGAAAACATGATTACAGCAACATGCAAAAACACAGAATGTCAATGGCATAACGTTGAACGCACCGTAGGCGGCGAACCTGCACGCGTTCAATGCGGACATTGTGCCACAGATTGCGATTTGACAGACCTACGGCCCGACCCACCAGAACCGGACATCACTGAATTAGAGGAACCTGCCTAATGGGACGCAAGTACATCGGATACGACAAGGGCGCGAAACGCAAAATGCCCGGACTTGAAAAACTTGTTGACCTGTTGGAAGCCGAGTTCGGCTTATGGAATAACGGCACATGGTCTGCGAAGCCGAGAAACAAACGTGGCAAGAGCACCCCAAGTGTTCATAATTCGGGTAGGGCCGCTGACCTTTCTTGGCGTGGCGCACCTTACAAGGGTTCAGGTAAGTATGAGGATGCTTGCCGCATGATGGACTTCCTCGTAGAGAACGCCGACGTGCTGGATATCCAAGCCGTGTTCGACTATTACCCGAAGCCGTGGGGTCGTGGCTGGAAATGCGACCGTAACGCATGGCGGGTGTACAGCCGTAAAGCGTTCTCCGGTTCCCCCGGCGGAGATTGGGTACACGTCGAGATCGGATTGAAATTCTGTCACGATCCAGACTATTACGAGCAGAAGATTGCTGAACTGTTGGGCAACAAGAAGCCTGCCCGCAAACCTGCTGCGAAGAAG